GTCAGGCGTTTTCGGTTCCGTCACGAAGGCTGATATCGGCAGCTTGTCAAACATCGCGCCGTAAGCTGGCAGGTACGTCTCAAAATACAAAGCCCGTCCGGGTATGCTCTTGGCGCAGACCCAGATGCCCTTCACGAACTCACCATGTCCGTCCACCAAGTCGCGCAAATATTCTTTGCGGACCCAAACGTGCTGCGCGGGTAGGTTGGTTATGAGATACGACACGGGCGCTCCTTATTCCTGATCAGGTTGCGGGGGGACAACCTCGACGGGCGCGGCTGCGTAAAGAAAAATCGGAGTGCGCTCGCCGACATAAGCGCAAAGCACGTTATGTCCCATCCATTCGATAGCGTCCTCGTAACCCATATCTTTGGTAAAGACAGCTAGACAAAGATCGTAGTCGTAACAAACGCGTAATTTCGATCCATAGGCTTCCGCCACGCCAACGATGGCGTCGTCAAGTCCATCGAAAAACACCAACTCCTCGTCGGGGTGGTTGGCTACAATGTCATCACGAGCCCGCGCGCCCCGTTCAACCATGTCCATCAATCCTCCTTCTGGCACTCGTGCAAAACGGCCGCGTATCCAGCTATATCGACTGCTGAGTCCGAGTGATCTGGTGTCACCAAGAGCCGAGCGATTTTTAGCTGCACAAGGCACAACGCGCATTGCACGGGCGTCACGTCAAACCCCAGAACAACAGACCAGAGCCGCGCCGTCGTCGCCATATTAACCGCGCTGTCGCCGTAGACCCGTCCCCTCTCGGCGATGGTGCGCGCCGCGTCCAGCAGCATGTTGGTGCCCTTGGTCATTTCACCACCCGAATAGCTTTAACGGGTGTCTCATCCATATGCCGGACCGGCCAGCCGTTACTGCTTTTGGGTGATGGTTCAGGGTACCGAAGCGCCCAGATGATATCGGCGTAGGTTGCCTCGTTGTTCTCCCGCAGCCCAAGCAGCATGAGCCGCGCGTCGTTATCGAAATATTTCATTTTACTTCTCCGCTCAATACGGCATTAACCAACTTACAACCCCAGATCCGTTCCATGCTCACGCGGCTCATCCCGCGTGTGCTGCTGTAGTAAATCAAGTCCGCCGATGCCTTGTTGTTTCCGATGATGCGGTCGCGAGCCAATGACGCCTGTAGAGTGTGGCCCGCAACCGTGTCTGGGTTAGACGCCTCTAGGGCGCGTTTGACGCTCTCGTCTACGCGCGCCCGAGACCTTTCGGCCGCGCGCGCCTTGCACGCCGCAGCGTATTGTAGGCCTAACTCAACTTCGGTGGGCGGGCGTACAAAGTATTTTAGATCAACCATCATCTAGCCCCTTTAGGCTTGGCATACGCGGCGGCACAGTGTTCGACGCAATACGGTTTACCGGGCGCTCTGTCGTCGCCGCAAAAGAGATACTCTTCGTCTGCTGCATCGTTCAAAGGCCACCGGCAATGGTTCGCTTTTAGGTCCATCATAGTGATGGCGGAGGTTGCGAGCGGCAACGGCGCGGGCCGCGCGCGTTGAACGCGGGGCGGTGCGGGGGGTGTACTGCGGACGCGGGGCGGGGGTTCGGGGCGGTGGACCGGAATCAAGTGACCAGCCTTGCGTAACCGGTAAATTTTCCCCAGCACCGCGTTGCGCGTCACGCCGCCACCCAACTTGTCGGCGATATAGACCGCTGACTGGCCGTTGCAGCGCATACTTATAACCGCCGTCTCCATCTTTTCAGTCCATTCAAATTTCATTGCGCCCCCCAGATGTACGCTACGAGTACGCCGATAAACATCCAAAAACCAAAGGCAAGAAAAAGCAAAAAACAACAGCCGTAGTCAGGCCCGCGTCGCATTTCGAACTCCTGTTTTTACAAACGCCTCGCGCCTTTTAGAAGTTCCATACGTTCCCGCCCTGCGCGTAGGGCGTTGTACCGTTGATGCAGCCGCGCCAGAAAGGTCACGCGCTGTTTACCGTTGCGTTCTTCTTTGAGCATCTCCAGAACCTCTTGCTCGCTGTACACGCTCAAAGTTCGGTTAAGTTCTCGCCAATTCAATTTTAGCCTCCAAGTCTTTTATGTGTGCCAACGCGCGGGTTAAGCCCCTCTTGGCCGACTGGAACATGCGCTTGCGTATTACCAACTCAGCCTTCGAGGCCTTCAACTTAACCTTTTGTTTTTCAATTCGCGTCATCGCAACGCCTCCATAGCTGTATCGGACATGGACCGTTTACCCTGTAACGCTGACCAGATCTGTTCGTCTACGGTGTTGGCTGTGGTTAGCACATAGCACCAAACGTCGTGCCGCTGACCGGAACGGTGCAGTCTGCCAAGGGTCTGTTCGTATAGTTCTAGGGACCACGGCAACGACAAGAACACGATGCGGCACCCGCCGAACTGTAGATTCAATCCGTGGCCTGCTGACTTTGGATGAACAAGCAGCAGTTCAATCTTACCGGCGTTCCAAAGGTCGATTACGTTTGGCGCGTCTAGCGTCGCCGCCCGTGGGTACCGCCGCTGCAACTCAGCCAATTCCTCGCGGTACTGATACGCGATGATCGTGTTGGCGTGCTGGTTCTCGGTCAGAAGATCGTCTAGCAGATCGAACTTACAGTGGTTGAGCCAGCGCGGGGTCTGCGTTGTGATGTACTTACCGGGAACATCCGACGGCGTCGTGTTGGTTATGTACACAAACCCGCTAGCCATCTGTTGTAGCTTGCCCGTCACAACCCCCGCGTTGGCGGCTATCGCCGCAACGTCTGGAAACTGAAGGACAAACTCCTTCTTCATCTCTTTGTAGTCCTCCATCGGCATCTCGCATTCTAACCTTACGGTGTGCACCGGAGGCAGTTTGTCGCGGTACTCGCCCGGTTCCAGCAGAAAGGTGGCTTTCTTAATGCGCTCCATGACGTGTTCAAGGCTACCCTTGCGGGGCTCCCACTCACCGAACTCGGGGTTGATGAGCGTGAAATACTGTTGCTGAAACGCGCCTTTGCTTCGGCCCAGCAGCGTCTGGTCTATGATCTTGCATTGGCCGAACACGTCTTCCAGCCCGTTGCTGGTGAAAGAACCCGTTAAACCCCACCGTACAGGGCTGGTCAGTTGCTTAAACAAAGCCTTATACCGCGCGCCGGATGGGTTCTTGAGCCGCGTCAACTCGTCAAAGACAACACCATCAAAGTTAAATTTCGGTAATGTTTGAAGCGTATCGTAGTTCGTCACCACAACTTTAGCGTCCGAAGCAAACGCAGCCTGCCGCTGTTTGGGTGTGCCGACGGCTACGGCGAGGTGCATGTCCGGCGTCCACAGCGCGGCTTCCTTGGGCCACACCGACTCCGCCACCCGCTTTGGAGCGACGACAAGGAACCTCTGGGCTACTCCATCCCGCAACGCGTCGCGCATAGCGGTCAGAGCAATGGCCGTCTTGCCCGCCCCTACGGGGGCTAAGATCATCGCCCTGTCCCGCGAGTACAGGAAATCAACGGCGGCATCTTGGTAGGGTCTAAGAGTCATAGTGTATAAGGCCAAGGCTAAGTATGAAATGATCGACTTCTTCTTTCGTACTGAGACAAGCGTAGCGCTGGTTCAGGCGGACCATGTCCGCCGCAAACGCTAGCTGAAGCGCCGAGAACTTACCGCCCAGCGTCTTTAATTCGACAAACCATGTGCTGCCGTTGGGCATACAGGCGATGCGGTCGGCCACACCCCGCCTGCCGGGGGATGTGAATTTCCATGTCTTGCCGCCCCAGCGCTCCACGGACCACACGAAATGCTTCTCTATCTCCGCCTCACGCATCCATAAACTCCGGGCGCTCGCGTTTCTTCCACGTTCCTATGTGTGCCTTGTGGGTGCGGTAGTATCCCTTATATGCCAGCACGCCGTCGTCCTGCTTGCAGTCATCAGGCATTGCTTGTGCAAAAGACGTTAATGGACCTTCCGGCACAGACGGCGGGGGCAAACGCAGCATCTCAATTACAGCCCGACACTTATGTTCTTTGCCGTATCTATGGGTGTACTCGTCGCATAGAGCCAACCCTAGTCTGACCAACCAGTCGTAGTTGCCGCTTGTTGCGCCTGCCCACAGGGTGCAGGGGTGGTTTCTGTGGGTTGGTTTGTAGGGTGCGTTAGGTGCATTGAGCGTTGACAGCATCTGTGCTGATTCCAGCGGCATCTTAACGACGTGCTTGTCAAGGTGCAGCCTAGCAGCCATGATGGGGTCAAGGTCGAGCGCGAATATGTTCATGGCCGCGACCTTAAACCGTCAAAAACTTATTGACAAGTTGTTTTTTGGGCGGTATTCCTGCCCGACATACACTAAACTGAACAGGAGTGCTCGTGGGTCATTCAACAGTTGTCGGCGGTAGTACGGCAAAACGCGTTCTGGCCTGCCCCGGTTCGGTGGCGCTTTGTGCCACGATGCCGCCAAGACCCAGCAGCACTTTCGCCGACAAAGGCACCCTCCTTCACGATGTGATCGTCCGCGCTCTGGAAGGCGAGACTGATTTCTCAGGTGTGACCTACGCAGCCGAGACGTTCACGCCAGATATGCTGACCAACAAGATCGAACCCGCGTTGGCGTTGCTGGATCAGGTCGATCCCGACAAGGTGATGGAGTACATCACAGAGGCCCCCGTTACGTTTGGCTCTTACATTCCGGGCGCTTTTGGAACCGTTGACCTGTTGGGCCGACGCGGCGATACCGCCGTGGTTCTGGATTGGAAGTTCGGCGACGGCGTTATCGTCGAGGTGGAAAACAACGAACAGCTTCTGTTCTACGCCGCTGCTGCGATGCGGACGCCGGAGACAGAGTGGGCTTTCGAAAACACCAATCACATTGAGTGCGTTATCATTCAACCGCCGTTTATCCGCCGCTGGGTAACTACCCCCAAGGTTGTTCGTTCGTTCGAACGCAGGCTCAAGACAGCCGTGGCTGCGTCCGCGCAGCCCGATGCCGTACTCTCTATTGGAACCCATTGCCGGTGGTGCGCTGCAAAACCCGTCTGCCCGCAGATGACCGGCGCAGTCGAACGCGCGGTTAAGACCCAGCTCTCAGGGCTGGACACGCAGGCCCTTGGCGCTGCGCTGGAGACCGCTGAAATTCTACAGGGTTGGATTGAAGACCTGCGGTCTCTTGCCGTGCGGATGCTGGAAGGCGCTTGCAAGGTTCCGGGTTGGAAGTTGGTCGCGAAGAAACCAAACCGGAAATGGATTAACGAAGATGTCGCTGCCGCCGAGTTGGTTGAGCTTGGCATCGAACCGCGCAAGAGCGAGCTTATCTCACCCGCGCAAGCAGAGAAACTACTCAAGAAGAAATTACCCGATGGCCTAGCAATCGCTGTGTCGTCGGGCAATACCCTCGCCGCCGAGGATGATCCTCGGCCCGAGGCTGTACTACTGGGCGCGCAACTCTCTGCCGCCCTAGCTAAACTAGGAGCAGTCTAAAATGAGCAATGAAGTAAGCACTTTCTCGGCGGCGGGTTTGCCACAGGTCAACTCTCTCACCTCTGCGCTGCGGGGCTTGAAGCCCGCGTCGGGTGGTGGTGGTTTTGCTATCCTGAAGATGGACAAAACCGGACACTGGGTTTTCGGAGCCGATCAAACCGAGATCGAAGAGGACAGCCTGTGGGCTGTCAATCCGTTTTCGTTCGTCCACGGTTACATCGCGTGGGGTGACGGCGTTGTGCTGAGTGAGAAGATGACCTCTATCAGCAACCCCAAGCCGCTTATCGAAGGGTCACCTCCGGGCGCTACGCGCGGCTGGGAAGACCAGATTGGTATGAGCCTGAAGTGCATCTCCGGTGAAGACTCCGGACTGGAGGTTCGTTTCTCCAGCACCAGTGTGGGTGGAAAGCGTGGCGTACAGGAGCTTGCCGCTAAACTGGCGGAACAGGTCGATAAGGACCAGACCAAGCCCGTCCCTGTGGTTATGCTCAAGAAAGAGCATTACCAGCACAAATCGTATGGCCGCATCTTCACTCCGGTGTTCGAGATTGTGAGGTGGAGTTCTATGACGGACGATGAACAGCCGGAGTTGGAGTTGCCCGAACCGGCACCAACCGGACGCCGTCGCCCGAGATCTGCTTAAATCCTTTCGGGGGTGGTGGTTTACCGCCACCCCCATTTTCTTTGTGGCTCCTTATGATCTGGCTAGATTTTGAAACAAGGAGCCGATGCGACCTGAAGACGCGCGGCGTTTACAATTACGCACGCGACGCCAGCACTCAAGTTCTCTGCATGAGCTACGCAATCGATGATGGCGACGTGCGAACGTGGACGCGAGGTCCGCTGCCCAATTTTGATGGGCACCTAATCTACGCACACAACGCCGCTTTCGAGCGGCTAATTTTTCAGTATGTCTTGGACCTTCCAATGCCGCCGGAGCGTTTTGTCTGCACCGCCGCGCAAGCGCGCAGCAACTGTCTGCCGGGGTCGCTCGAAGATATTGGGCGCGCTGTAAGCAGCAAAATGCGTAAAGATTTTCGAGGCCCGCAGCTCATACGCAAAATGTGCGCGCCCCCCTTTCAGCACACCCCCGAGCTGATGAAAAAACTGATTGAATATTGCGAGCAGGATGTCCGCACGATTCGCGCGGTCAGCCAAACCCTGCGCCCCCTGTCGGCAGAAGAACTGGCTGACTATCACATCAACGAGAGAATAAACGACCGTGGCGTCATGCTTGATCTGCCGCTGGCCGAGGCGGCAGTGCGCTACGCGAAAGCCGAACAGAACGATATACAGAGGCTCGTCGCCGAACTTACAGGCGGCGTGGTCCGTTCGGTCCGCTCCCCTAATATGCGCGAGTGGGTGCTACGACGCGTCAACCCCAACGTAAAAGAATTGATGTGGACCGGCGACAAATACTCGATAGACAAAACCGTCCGCGCAAAATTGATAGAACGAGAGGACATACCGGAGCGCGTCGCGGATGTGATTCAGTGCGCGGACGATCTCTGGGCCAGCAGTGTCGCCAAGTTCAACCGCCTCGCGGGGTTAGCCGACGAGGATGACCGCCGCGTGCGGGGCGCGTTTGTATTTGCAGGCGGCGGGGCCACCGGCCGCGCATCATCCTACGGCGCACAGGTTCATAACTTTACTCGCAAATGCGCCAAAGACCCCGATGCTGTTCGTGCGGCTATGGTTGCCAACTCCCCCGTCGTGCCAGAGTTCGGGCGGCGCGTGACCGATGTTTTGAAGGGAATGCTCAGACCCGCTCTGGTACCCGCACACGGAAAGATGTTCTTTGTCGCCGACTGGGTTGGCATCGAAGCACGCATGAATCCGTGGCTATCCGGCAAAGCCGACGAAGTGCTTGAGGTATTCCGTACAGGCCAAGATATCTACATCCGCGAGGCGGAGAAAATTTTCAACACACGCGAGATCAACGCCGCGCAGCGTCAGGTGGGCAAGGTCGCGGTTCTCGCCTGCGGCTACGGCGGCGGATACGGCGCGTTCAAGGTGATGGCTAAGACCTACGGCATTCAGACCACCGAAGAAGAGGCCCAAAAACTTGTAACCAAATGGCGGCACGCCAACCGATGGGCCGTTGATTACTGGTCGGAGCTAGAGATAGCCTACCTGTCGGCCATGAAGTACCCCGGTAAGAACTTTAAAGCCGCGCGGGTGACCTATAATTACGACGGCAAGCACCTCTGGTACGATCTCCCCAGCGGACGGCGGCTGTGCTACCCGTTCGCCCGTCTGAATGGAGACGAACTCTCCTACTTAAAAGCATCTTGGAAACCCTCCGCCGATGCCTTCGAATGGCCGCGACATAAGCTCTGGAAGGGGTTAGCCTGCGAGAACATCTGCCAAGCATCTGCAAACGACATTCTGCGACACTCTCTTCGTCAGTTGGATGACGTTGTTCTCCACATTCACGATGAAATTGTCGTTGAGTGCGATGAGGACCGCGCGGAAGAGATGCGCCGCGTTATGTGTACTCCGCCCCCTTGGGCCGAGGGCCTGCCACTGAATGTTGAGATCAAGACCATGTCGAGGTACGGGAAATGAAGGACTTCATCGCGTTTCTGTCCGCGTTAGCCCCCGATGGCGAAACGCTTTTGCTAGTGAAGCAGAAACGTACCGCGCTCGTTCACAATGACGGCACGCCAAAATATGTTTGGCCCGCCGTGTTGCCAACCGCGTTCCGTGAAGGCGGCGCTTGGTACGCCAACACCGCCAGCTTCATCACAAGCCGTCTCGATGCCCGTGTGTCGGCTGCGGCGTCTAACGCTACGCACTGTCTGGTCATGGTTCTCGACGATATCGGCACCAAGAGCAAAGTGCCGCCGCTTCAACCTAGCTGGATCATCGAAACATCGCCGGGGAATTTTCAATACGGTTATGTACTCGGGATTCAGCCAACAACCGGCGACTTCAGCGCGGCTATTCTCGCTATAGCGGAGGCTGGCTACACAGACAAAGGCGCAATCAATCCCGTTCGAAACTTCCGTATTCCCGGAAGCGTGAATCTCAAGCGGGACAATTTTGTCGCCAAACTGACTACGTTCAATCCAGAGTTTGAGTACACCCTGCCCGAAATCTGCGCCGCGCTTGGTGTGGTGCCTGAAGCGGCGGATACGACACAGATCCGCTCGTTGCGTATTCGCGACGATGGCAAGGACGATGTTCTGGCGTGGCTCGACAAGCGCGGGGCTATCATGGAGTCCGCGAACTCTCAGGGCTGGTACGGAGTGTTGTGCCCCAACGCTCTGGAACACTCGGACGGCA